CGATAATCGTCTGGAATTCATGCACAAGTGGGCGACCGCCGTTGACATCCCGCCCGATAAGGCAGGTGTCGACCTCGAATGCCACTCCCCCAGAGGTTGGGGGGGCTTCACCTCTTTACGCGCAAAATGGAAAACTGCACGTATAGTGAAGTATTCGGTGTACTACATGTACTCGAAATGGCAGGCTGCATTCAAAAAATTGCAGTTAGCCAACGCTCCATTGGTAGCCTGGGAATTGACCCCATATAGCTTCGTCTTTGACTGGGCTGTTTCTATGGGTGATTATCTTGAGCTTGCCAATGCAACTGTCGGCTGCGAGTTTCTATCGGGCACCTTATCATACAGGACAGCTGGAGAGCTGCAACCCGCACCTGTGGTGTTTACCCCCAATCTACGTCAGACGAAGATCGATGTTACGTCACAACCATGGACGTACTATCGGAACTACGAACGATCGACGATTACGGGCTTCCCGAACTTCCTTCCGACAGTAAGGTCGCCACTGTCAACGAAGCACGTGATTGATGCTCTTGCATTGATTCGCGTGACTAAACCCTAACACAGAAGGAAAACAACTATGCCTGCGATTGCAGCGATTACCATCAAAGATGGTGCCACCACCCCCGTCTCCCACATCTTCGTTCCGATCGATGTGAACGGTGGGGTAGGCGAGCTTGCCGAACGTCGTGCCACTGGCTCGATGATCGGCGAAAATAAGCTCGGCCTGTCCTCCCGCCGCGTCAGCGCTTCCAAGCGTGATAAGAGCGAGATTCGTTTTGCCATTCCGAAAGTGGTGACCGAAACGGTAAACGGCGTGAACGTGGACAAGGTGATCGGGACCAGTTACATCCGCATCCTTGCGGACTGGGACCCGAATCACACCCCCGACGAACGTACCTCTCAGAAGGGCCTGGTCCATAACGCCATGTCGGCGTCAGGCCAGGACCTCCTGGATAAGGTGTTCCGTGGTGTGGAACGCGTGTACGGTTAAGAACTCCGTGCTCGCTTACCTCAACATTTTAAAGGTGTATATATGCAGACTCAGTCGCATACGAAACAGGCCGCAAAGCGGTCAAAAACCCGAGATCCCTCTCGGAAACCTGTTACCGGGTTCTACGAAACCGGTATCACCTGCTTGTCGAGAACCATCCACGAGCATCTGTCCCAGGTGCTATGCAGCAGCTCTCTGCGCGACTCTTATCTCCTCGCAAACCTAACTTCCAAGTTGGGCGTTGAAGGAGTTACACAAGAGGATCGCGCAAACGCTGCTGTAGATGGCTGGTACGCTGACGAAGCTTTCAACCGTCGAACCACCCGGAGGCTTGAGAGCCTCTGGAGTGGTCATTCGGATCACACCATCCATGGTGTTGATGTTCGCCAGGTACTTGGGGTTGCATCCACGCTTATTGCTGAGCTGCTCGGCCCGTGGTCCCATAAGTTCTATGAGGATTCGTCCTTTACGAACGGGGCTGCAGTCGGTTACGGTAAAGCTAAGGGCGATCCGGTATTTAAATATGCCGGGGTGCTAACGACAACTCCCCTTGCGCTGAGCCGCGTCGCGGCTTTGGTCTGCGCTACGCCCGCGTGGTATGATTATCACGCGGAGAAGAGTGGCTTTGAGCACACTTTTCGTGTAGTCCCAGGCGAGCATGGGTTTACTGTTCCGAAAAATGCCGAGACTGATCGATACTGCTCTAAGCAGCCGACGGGTAATATGATGCTCCAGAAAGCGATCGGGTTCCATATCCGATCCGCTCTCAAACGGGTGAGTATTAACCTCGACGATCAGTCAAGGAATCGTGAAGCCGCTCGTAGAGCGAGTATAACACTCCGGGATGCGACAATAGACTTAAAGTCAGCGTCGAATTCTGTGGTTTGTGCTCTCCTTAAGTGGCTGTTGCCAGCCGATTGGTTGAACGAGATCATGGTGGCCCGCAGTCCGCTGTGTAGACCTTCTCCGACGAGCCCTTGGGTTCGTACCGAGATGGTTGGCGCAATGGGTAACGGTTTCACCTTTGAACTCGAGAGTCTAGTTTTCTGGGCTCTAGCCGAGGCGGTTAAGCAAATCTCACGATCCCGGGGCAAGGTCTTGGTCTTCGGTGATGATGTTATCGCACCGGTCCACTGTATTCACATGATTATGGCTGTTTACCAGTACTGCGGCTTCCGGATCAACCGGGATAAAAGCTTCTGGACTGGGACATTCCGTGAGTCATGTGGTGGACATTATGACCGCGGTCTTGACATCACTCCCATATACATAAGGAAGCCGATAACGGATACGACGCGCATCATTTGGTTTCTGAACAAGCTTCGCGCTTGGTCTGAGGTCGATGGTGTATGCGACGACCGTGTTTGGCCTCTCTATCGTAAGCTCCAGCGTAAGTACATCTCGCCAGAGTTATGGGGTGGGACACGTGACAGTTCGATTACTTCGCTCTGGACCCCACATGGACGACGATCGCGACTAACCTTCAAGGTCGGTCGCCGACGTCTGAGTGGAGTTCCAGCAATGCTGCGTACATTCCAATATTGTCGTGACTCAAGTTATCGTCTTATCCGTTCACGGATAGACTCACTTGGGCTCTGTGGCAAGATGGACGTTCAAGCGTATTTTGAAGTGTTCGGTGCTGTTCCCGTTAGTGAATCGATGGAGTACTTGACAAGTATCTCTGTTGCCCCTGAGTTCGTTGCGCCGAATCCCGAGCCTGTCGTGAGACATTGCCCGAAATTCTACGCCGAACTATAAGGAACCCCCATCGACCGATGGCCTGGTGGCCCTCTCGGTTTGTTGGATTTTTTGCCCGTTTTGGGCTGGTTGGCG